CGCTCGCGATACACTTGCGTGCGAAACCCGCACACCCGGCAGCTCACGGTGTAGGTCACGTAGTTGCGACTGATGTTGGGCGAGGCGCAGGTCGGGCACTGCGTAAAGCTCGCCAAGATGGCGCGATAGTGTTCCCAAAGTCTTTGATGTGATGGCATTGGTTGCTCCTGCAAAAACCGCGTTGACGCGCGGCGAGGGTGGGATTGTGCTGGATTTTTTATCCATGGTCAAGTGCGGCGCGATGCGGCGCGGCGCAGTTCACAGGCGTTCGGTGCCTAGCGCGCGGATGCGGCGCGAACGGCTGAGCGCGAGCGCCCCGGTCGCCGGTGCGCGGTGCGTTGCGCGAGGATGCGATGGCCGGCCGGGGCCCCGATCGGTGCCGAGCTCGCGCCCTCATAGCAGCCAGCCCAGGAACAGTAGCACCAGGCCGACCTGTGCCACGATCAGCATGGTTAAGCGACCCTCAAGGGTTTCGTTGCGCTCCTGCAATTGCTGGATTTGAAGGAACAATAGATTGCGCTCGCGTTCTTGTTCCGGTGTCATGACACGCCTCGCGCAATCGCGGATGCGCGCTTGTGGCTTGCGCCGTGCGCCGGGAAACCCACAATGGTGGATCGGTCTACGCGAGCGCACAGCTTGCAGGACGCGCAATTGACCGCTTCCAGATAGGTGGCGGGACACACAACGATGCGCCGCCCGGCCGGTGTGAACACATCGGCGCGACCCGCGACCGTATCGGGCAGCACCACAACGGTAGGCAATCCGGTCGCTGCCAGACTATCGGCTTCGGGCAAGGTATCGGCCGACAGATTGACCGTGAACCCATTGGCGTTGGCGTGGCTGATGGCCGCCAGATTCGCGGCCGTGGGTGGCTTGTGGGTATAGGTCCAGCCATGGCGCCCGCGGTTCGCCTTGACGAGCGCCCGCAATGCTTTGCGGTCTATTGCGTTGCCGATGCCCGGCAAGTCGCCGGCCTGGTTGTGGCGCCAAAAGGTACCGGCTGGCAGGGCGGCGACCATGCCGCAAAATGCTCGCCAAGTGTAGGTTTGGACCTTAACGCGGCCGTAGTCGAACACACGGCCCGCTGTGGTCGCCGAGAGTGCACGCCATAGCATGCCGAGCCGGGAATGTTTGGCATAGCATCCTGCGGCCGCTAGCGGGCAATCGGACGGGCAGGTTGCGGCGGTCGTTGTCGAGACCGGAATCGGTCCGACTTTTGAATTGCGCGACTCGAGCGTGAAAACAACGCCATAGTCGCGCGTGCGCGTGCGCGCACGTTTGCGTGGCATGTGGTTTGCTCCTGCTATGTCGGCCGTTGACGCGACCGCGGCATGATTGCCGAAATAGGGCCCGGCCTGCGGGCCCTATCGCTGCAGCATGCTAGTCGGTGTCATTTTCCCATGCGGCGATTATTTCATTGGCCGACAAAAAGCCGTTGAGATATCGCGCATGTAGAATAATGCGAGCATTCACGCGAGATGTAGCATCGGGCAATAACTCGCGTAATCCCGCAAGGCTTAAATCCCGCAACATGCAAATTACTTTTGCATCGGGTTCCATCTATTTTATTCCCGCAATTTGCTTCAATTCGGCTTTGACGCGCTTGGCGGTTTCGCCGCGCCACGTTGTGGCGTTGCTCAAAAAGTACAGAACAACCGACTTAGCGTCGTCGGCGCCATAGTGATCGTTGATGGTGTCGAGCGACGACAGCGCGGCCAAATACGGGACCGCGCCGAAATATGGCTTGCGCCAATCGCGGCGAATCTCCTGCGCGATGGCCGACAGCGACCGCGATTGCGTCTTAACCTCAACGACGCGCCAATCGCGTACCAGGGTCCAGCGCATGGCCAAATCATTGGCATAGGATTGCGCTTCTGATTGCGTCGGAAACGTCAAACCATTGCCTACCCATTGGCCGCTATTATCGGCGATGACTTCCACCTTGAATGCCATAGTATTTGCTCCTGCTAGTTCGGCCTGATTGCCGCGAAAGCCGCGACCGCACCGCGGCTTGCACTGCAATCTTAGACTCGCAGGTCGCGGTTGTTTTCTTTCGGCGCCTCGATTAAGCGGCGCACATAGTGTGCGAGCGCGCTGGTATCATCGAGCATGGCCAATGGCAGAAAGTGATTGCGTCGGCCGGTGTAGTCTTTGCGGTTGTCGCATTGCCGAATTAGTAGACCGGTATCGCCACCCAGGCACGATTGCGCGGCTTGGATGTAGATTGCATCGGTGTGCAGTGTGATTTCGCCGCTCACCGCTATGCCGGCCTTGTTGGAGCGCAAGTCATATTGCGCACGGTCCAGGAACAACGCCTTGGCAAGCTTGCGCAATTGCTTTTGCGCGGCCTTGTGAAACGCGATTTTCGCGTATGGCCGATAGGCGACCGAATCGTTCCAATTAATTTTGTCCTGTTTCATGATCAGAGCGCTCCCGAGATGACGGCGGAATAGAGTAGGAGGACCGCGGTCCAGAGCGCGAGCACACTGGCAAACGCAATGGTTTCGGTATCGAATAGAGGTTTCATGGTATGGATGCTCCTGCCTGTTGCGGTGATTGACGTCACCGGCCGATCCAAGTCGACTCCAACACCCTAATGGATAATTTATCCAGTGTCAAATGGCTTTGTACTGATTTCATTGAAGAATTAGCGATATTTGCTACTTTTTGCTACTTTTTGCTAAAAAATGATAGTAAATGCGAACATTTGCGGAATTGACACGATTGTGACAATCGTCCTAATCTTCGCGCGCGCGGTACAGGCTTAAGTTTTGCACCGCAAAACGAAAGCCTCTGAACTCCCAAACGCTGATAACCCGCAATCCGCAGCACTCCTGAATACCTCTATCGTGGCCATCGCGCTGCAGCATGATCCGCGGTGCGGTTCAGAGCACATCAGCTTTTCCCCGTTCGCATAACGTCATTTATGGAACATCTAGGCGCTTCCCCAGTCGCATCAATGGCTTGCGAGGCGATGCGAGGCGCGATCCGACCGAGCGAGCTGGGACCCCTCAGAGAAACGCAAGGCGGCCCCAGAGGGGCCAGGTGGGGGAGAGTATCTGACGGGTGTGAAAATTCGCCTCATCGATCTCTTTCGCGCGGGCTGTGGGGGTAGCGGTAAGGTTACACCAATCTGAGGTTCAGCGTGCGATGTGGGGACTCAGAGGGGGGAGTTGCGTTTATGGGTTTAGTTACTTTTAGTTGCGCTGTTTGAGGTATGCAGCATGGTTGCAGTGGTACTCTGTGCGGGTGCAACATTTGGGGTTGATTTAATTGAGGGATTGGGATTATGACATGTGGACGTGAAACCTTGGCATGTGGCGGCGGCGCGCAAGGCGTGGCGGACGAGGAAGGCGATGACGGCGTCCAGGAAGCCGATCTATGTGACCGAGTTCGGGCCCGCGATGCTCGAGCTGACGCAGCGGCAGCGGGATTTTGTGTTGGCGTATTGCGCGTTCCCGCAGGCTAGCGGGACCGATCTCGCCCGCATGGCGGGGTATAGTGGCGGAACCGGCTCCCAAGGCTGGCGCTCGCAGGCCTCTAGGCTTCTGCGGGCCCCCGAGATCATCGCGGCCATCCACGAGTGCCTGACCAAGACCTATCGCGGCCGCGGGGCGGCGATCGCCCAGGACGTCATGCTGACCATTGCGCAGGACAAAAAGCACAAGGACCAGCTCAAGGCGGCAGCGATGCTGGCGGACCGCGGCGGCTTTGCCGCCATGATGGAGCAAAAGGTCACGGTCGAGCATAGAGACCAGACCTCGGAGGCGATCCTCAACCGCATCTCGCTGGCCTTGAAGCGGCTCGGCCTCGACGACCCGGTGCGGCGCCAGATCGAGCAGAAACTCTCAGGCAACACGCTGGAGGTGAACGCCGAAGGTGCATCTCCGAAGGAGATCTACGATGGACGCGCCGATCCAGACCAAGGACGTGCCCTGGCCGGACCCGAAGGGAACCGTGCAGGTTCCGGGAGTGCTGGCGCAGGATCAGGCCCCGCGCGCCCCGCCGGTCCCGACCTCGATGGTGACCGGGCTCTGCTCCCACAACAACAAATTGTTCGCCTGGACCAATAACGGCGAGATCTGGGTTTTTTCCTGGGGCGGACCCGGGCAGACGGTGGCGTGGGTCGAGATGTGGAACCCCGCCAACCCGGGCGCCATCCCGATCAGCCAAGACGCCACGGGGTTCTGATTGCGTGTCCTCGACCTCTTCTCGGGAATCGGAGGCTTCTCGCTTGGATTGGAGCGAGCCGGAATGCATACCGTCGCCTTCTGCGAAATCGACCCGTTCTGTAGAGCCGTCCTCGCCAAACACTGGCCAGATGTCCCTGTTCACGGAGACGTCAGAGAACTCGACCGTGTCGGCGGGATCGATCTCGTCTGCGGCGGCTTCCCTTGCCAATCGTTCAGCAGTGCCGCACGCGGACGCCACCGTCACGAAAACCTCTGGCCAGCGATGCTTGCAACTGTGGAAAGAGAACGGCCCGCTTGGGTCATTGGTGAGAATGTTATTAACCTCGACGGAATGGCACTCGCTCAAGTGGTTCTTGATCTGGAAGCCATCGGATACACGGTCGCGCCGCCGTTTGAAATTCCGGCTTGTGCCCTCGGACACAATCACTGGCGGCCGCGCCTCTGGATTATCGGCCACGCCGACTGCCAAAGCCAATCAAACCGCGCCGTCGATGCAGAAATGGCCGGGATGCCGCAATCTCGATCTATCGCCGGAAGTAATCGAGGCTCGAATGGGATATCCAGTCGGATGGACAGACTTAGAGCGCTAGGGAATGCCATCGTCCCACAGATCGCGGAAATCATCGGGCGGGCCATCATGAAGGCGGATGCCTGATGGCAATGCCCACCATCGCCGAGCTGCGCGAGATCGAGCAAACACTCGTCGCCGCGCTCGAGCGCAAAACCTTCAACAAACTGGACTACTTCAAACCCTACCCCAAGCAGCAGGAGTTCCTCAATGCTGGACGGTTCAAGCGCGAGCGGCTCCTTATGGCCGGCAATCGGCTGGGCAAAACGGAAGTAGGTGCGTACGAAGCAACCCTGCATGCGACCGGACTCTATCCCAAAAACTGGACAGGTCGAACCTTCGAGGCCCCAACCATGGGATGGGTCGCAGGCGAAACCTCGCTGGAAACCCGCGACGTCTGCCAGACCAAGCTGATCGGACCCCCCGGCGTCGATAGCCTCACCGGCTCCGGCATGATCCCGCGCGAGCTGATCCTCGATAAGTCACTGGCCAGGGGTGTTACCGACGCGATCGATACCGTTCAGGTCAAGCACGTAACCGGGGGTGTCTCCATTGTCCGGTTCAAATCCTACGAGCAGGGCCGCGCGAAATTCCAGGGCGAGGGCTGCGATTGGGTCTGGCTCGATGAAGAACCCGCAATCGATATCTACGCCGAGGCGCTTGCTCGCATCGGCGAAAAGGACGGCGCCATCTGGCTGACCTTTACCCCGATCCAAGGCCCGACGGCGGTCGTGCTCCGCTTTACCGACGAGCCGACTTACGACCGCGGCTACGTCCCCATGACGATCGACGATGTCCCAGACGTCGGGGGACATCTTACGCCGCAAGCCAAGCAGCGGAT